AAACGAATCTCATCAATTACTGATGACGCACAGAATTCATATTATGATATTGCAATAGATTATCCACATCAATACGTTGACGCAAATGGTATTATTCATCATAATACCATTACCACGGCAGCATTGAGTTCTATTGTAGAGAAGTATGGAAGAACTATTATTATCGTTCCCAACAAGACTCTGGTGACACAGACTGAAGCAGACTACAAGAATATGAGGTTAGACACTGGAGTTTACTTTGGTGACCGTAAGGAGATAGGTCACACTCACAGTATTTGTACATGGCAAAGTTTAAATAATATGATGAAGAACACCAAAAATGGTGTTGCTGAAATCTCCATTTATGAGTTTATTGAAGATGTAGTCTGTGTAATAGTTGACGAAGCACATTGTGTAAAAGCACAGGCGCTCAAGACGTTATTAACAGGACCAATGAGTAATATTCCTATCAGATGGGGAGTAACTGGAACTGTTCCAAAAGAACAGTATGAGTTCATGAGTTTGTTTTGTAGCATTGGTAATGTTATCGGACGGTTGAGTGCTTCTGAGTTACAGGCCGGTGGACATTTAGCCAACTGTCATGTAAATATCGTTCAGTTAGTTGACCACAGAGTTTTCCTCAACTACCAATCAGAATTGAAGTATTTGTTGGACGACGATGATCGGTTAGCGACGATAGCTGGTGTGATTACCAAGATACGGGACGATGGTAACACCTTGGTATTGGTAGATAGGGTATCTGCTGGCAAGAAGTTGGTAGAACTAATAGGTGAGTCAGCTGTATTTGTCAGTGGTGCTACCAAGGCTGGGGTTCGTAAGGAGGAGTACGATAGTATTTCTAGTACTGATGGTAAGGTGATTGTTGCTACCTATGGCGTGGCCAGCACAGGTATCAATATTCCTAGACTATTCAATATCGTATTGATAGAACCAGGTAAGAGTTTTGTGAGATGTATTCAGTCTATTGGTCGAGGACTTCGTAAAGCACAGGACAAGAATGATGTGGTTATCTATGATATCACGAGTACTTGTAAGTTTTCTAAACGTCATTTGACTAAACGACGAGCGTTCTACAAGGAGGCACAATACAACTTCACACAAGAAAAATTAGAGTGGAAGTAAAATACCGCTTGACAAGGGTTTCAATGTATGATAACATAACGAATAAACAGGGAGAGTATTTTGCGAATATTAAATTTAGACCTCAACAAGGCATTTGAATTAGATCATTTACCCGACCAAGTAGATGACCTTAGATTTGCCATATTAGACAATAGTAATCCTCAGACACCTGATTACTTCTTTATTCCTTTGATTTTCTTAGAAAGTTTCAACGCTCCGGCGTTAGTACTGAAGGTAGGTAAACATATCGTCAAGATGCCAGTTGATTGGCAGATTCTGATTGGTGAAGCAGAGATGGGTGACTTAGAGGTATTACCGCTAACGTCGTTGAACGATCGTGGGTTCAAAGCATTTTCCTACAATCCACTCACCAGTTTTAGTCCGAAATTTTTTGAGGTAGAGATTCTAAACGTGTACAATGAGGTCACTTGGTATTCTCCGAAACTAAAGAACGGTCAGATGTTGTGTGTTCCATTGAGTGACGGACCAGAACCTGACTGTGTTTACTTTGTCAAGGAGATTTCTAGAAACTTAGAAATAGTCAACTATCAACACGCTTGGTAATAACAATGGGACAGTACACATCAAAAACTAGTGATGACGAAATTCGTACAGAATTTCCCAAGGATATTTCAGAAACAGAACTGATCAAGACGGTGATAAGGTCTGTTCAGGAATTAGAAAAAATCGTTTCAGAACAGAGTGTTGAAATAGAAAAACTCAGAAAGAGCAACTCCAGACTGAGAAATGATCTCAATAGAACAGTCAACTTTGTCAGACGTAATAATGGATGAAAATGAGCAACCGACTAACAATTCAACATGAAATGTCCGTATTTGATCGTAAGGAACGGACATTCTACCGTGAGCTCACCGACGAGGAACGAAAGAAGTTCAGCAATTTCTTGATGATCAGGTGGGGGTCATCGGTTCAAGGTAGTAGTGACCTTCAAGAGTTTTATGTTCTGAGTTGTAATGCTAGGTTGAACAAGCATTTCTTTGCCATGCACAAACATCCAGAACTTCAGTGGTTGATGGCTACTACTGTTAGTCCAGGGTTGGGGACATTTAGACACAATTGGATAGCACCGAAAAAGAAAGAAGGAACCAACAATAACAAGATAGAAAAGTTTCTTGCCAACCAGTATCCTAGTATGAAGATGTCTGACGTTCAACTAATGGCAAGTATGTATGATATCAAAGACCTCAAGGTGTTGGCGAAAGACATGGGCATGGACGTAACTGACATCAAAAAAGAACTGGGATGATAGAAACTGACGAGTTAGTATGTGACTTTTGTAGTCGTGAGTTCAAACGTGCTTCTTCTTTTGAAAAGCATATGTGTGAACAGAAACGACGATTCAACTCCAGAAATGAACCAGGTCCAAGGTTGGGGTTCTATGCGTATTCACACTTTTACAAGATAAACTCTCGCGGGTCTAAACAGAAGACGGTAGACGAGTACATCAAGAGTCCTTATTACAAGGCGTTTACCAAATTTGGACAGTATTGTGTTGATGTCAAGGTTATCAACTCCAATGCGTTTGTTGGTTGGTTATTGAAAAAGAACAAGGGTATTGATTATTGGACCAGTGATAAGTTGTACACTGAGTTTTTGGTTGAGTATTTGGTGGTTGAACCTGTGGCAGATGCTCTGGCTCGTTCTATTGAGTGGTCTATTGATTGGGGTGAACGGACTGAGGGTGTTCCCAAGGATTGTTTGAGGTATGGAAATCCCAATGTTATTGTGTATGCCATCACTGGTGGTAGGATAAGTCCTTGGGTGTTGTATGGATGTGAGAGTGGTCAGAGGTTTTTGGAAAAGTTGGATAGTGGACTGATGGGTCTTATTTGGAATTACATTGACAGTGGACGATGGGGTGGTCGTTTGGTAGGTGAAGATATGGAGTATGCTAGAGACATTTTGAAACGGGCGGGATGGTAAAAAGAATGGTTGACATGATGAACATTGATTTAATACATGGAGATTGTCTGGAATTGATGAAGGAAATTCCAGATGGGTCTGTTGATATGATTTTGTGTGATTTGCCATATGGGACAACCAGTTGCAAATGGGATTCTGTTATTCCCTTTGAACCTCTTTGGGAACAATACAAACGAATTATTAAAGAAAATGGGGCGATTGTTTTGTTTGCTCAAACTCCCTTTGATAAGATTTTAGGATGCAGCAATTTATCATGGCTTAGATATGAGTGGATATGGGAAAAAACACAAGCAACTGGACACTTCAATGCCAAAATCGCCCCAATGAAAGCACATGAAAACATACTTGTTTTCTATAATAAACTACCTCCTTACAATGCTCAAAAAACTAAAAACCATAAACCAATGAACAGTTATACAAAAAAAGCCGAGGTGGTCAACAAAAGTGATATTTATGGGAAAGTAAAAAATGATATTAGTGGTGGGGGAGCCACTGACAGATATCCTAGAAGTGTGCAAGTTTTCCCATCAGATAAACAAAAAATTTCCCTACACCCCACTCAAAAACCAGTTGCCCTAATGGAATACCTTATTCGAACCTACACCAATGAAGGGGATGTAGTGCTTGATAACTGTATGGGCAGCGGAACAACTGGGATTGCTTGCATCAATACGGAACGCAAGTTCATCGGAATAGAGAAGGATTCTGATTACTTTGAGATAGCAAAAAATAGGATAGAAAAAACAATGAGTGAAAAAAATAACTCATTAATGAAGAAACTATTTGAATAGTACTCGTCTTTTTTATGAAAAAAAAACTTGACATCTTCCAACTTTTCTAGTACAATACTCCCATAGTGTTAGACAACCAACTGGAGATATCAATATGACTCGTTACAACATTGATGGATTTTTTGATGCTATTGAAAATTCCTACTACTGGCGTGTGT